GACCCGCATATCGCACGCCAGGCGCCACGGAAAGCTGTTCACATTCGAGCAGGCCCGAGTATGGATGGCAACAAGTCCAAATATGATTAACTGCAAATGCACGTTCGTGGAGGTGATCGTCGGGGCTGATGGCAAGCCGCTTGCCAAAGGTGTCCAGGACAGGGCGCAGGAAATGTACGATAAGAGCCCGTTCGCCGGGCAATAAAAAAGGCCCCGCTATGGGGCCTTTTGTTTACTCATCGCAGCCAATCATTGCTGGGCCTCCTTGTCGTTAGGCTCCGGCTCCGGCTCCGCCTCCGGCAGCGGTGTCGGGCTGACGCCCTGGTTGGTATGCCCTGTCGCCGTGCGAATCTCGTCGTTGCTGTAAACCAGCTCACCGCTGATTGCCGACTTCTCGTTGATTTCCGACATGAGCTTGCCGTTTTCGAGCTTCTCTTTCTGCGTGGCCTCCGACAGGTCGGACCATACCACGGTGAAGTCCTCAACCGGCTCGATGAGCTTTAGCTGCATGAGGCGGCGAACAAGGGTCTCCAGGTCGCTGGACAGGACGCGAACACGGCGGCCCTGGCATGTCTTCGCCCAATCCTTTTGGTCCTCGCTTGAGCTTCGTTCGCCGGTCTGGCTCCCGATCCACACCATTACAGGGATCATAATGGACGCAGCCGCCGACATTAGGGATGCCTCGAAGTGCTTTTCAGGGTCCGGCACGTTAGCGACAAGCGGCGTTACCTTGGCCGCCTGGGTAACGATTGTCTGGTCGATACCCTGGTTTAGGCCACGGGTAACGCCGTCATAAATCTTGCGCAGGTCTTTGGTGTCGACGTTATGAGCGTGCGCAATGTCCTCAAGGTCGACTTCCTTTTCGAATTCGATGGCAAGCTGACGAGCTGCGTTCTTTAGGAACGATTCGCCTGAGCCGCCAAGGATCTTTTCCAGGTTCGAAAAGTCGTTGTAGCCAGCGCGCAGCATTGGTACGCCGTTGAGCAGATCACCAAGGATGACAACCCGGTCGGGGTGAATCTGGACCTTGCGCCCCATGTAAGCGGCCTGGGCACGGTTCGTCTGCGAGCCTACCGCCCCTTCGTCGAACGTGTACATTTTCGGTTCGCCATAGGTTGGCGAGGTCTCGTCGGTATCGTACTCGGTCGGATAAAGTTGACCCTCCCATGCCGGAATGATCTTGACGAGGCGGCGCACGCCACGGGCATTTACCGGCGACTGCCAGGTTTTGCCATCAGCGATTTGCAGGACAAGGCCGGAGTAGTGGCCGACCGTGCGGCGCATGTCGGCCTCGCGAACAACCTCCCAAAGCTTATTCAGCTTGGCAAACTTGGCAAAGGACTTCTCCCACGCCGTGCGCGGCTTATCCTTTTTGTCTTCGTCGCCCTGGATGATCTCCGGTTCGTTCTCCCAGCACTTCGAGTTAACCCGACATACCGCGCCGTGGGCCAGGCCGCCGCGCTCCCAAAGCCGATAAAAGTCTTCGAATACCGGGTTTTTGTTCCAGCCGAAAGAGTCCCATGTATTCTGGCGCTTGGAGTCCATGCCGCCTTGGGAGCGATAGCGCTGCCGCGCAGCCTCGGTACGATAGCCGCCGAGAGCCTGGTTAAGGGCAAGTCGCAGTGGCGTCCCCTCGGCTGGCAGAATCAGTTCTTCCATTTGTGTTTTCCTCAAAAAAACAATGCCGCCTATTGTACATCAGGGGGACAGCGTGTATTGTGGCGCCTCATCCAATCGAAAGGAGGGCAAAGCCCTATGTTTACCGTAATCACTCGAATGCTATGGGTTCTGGCGATGACCGTGCCGCTTGCCGTGGCCGCATTCAAGATCCCGGCATTCGTCGATCATCAGGCATTCGGTGCATTCGGCACCACTGTCGCGTACCTCTACGTTGCCTGCGGCATCGTTCCGGCTGCCGGGCTGCTGATGTTCGTCACGCTGGCATCGCGTGGTAATGAGCGCTGCCTTGAGCATATCCGCGATATGCTGACCGTAAAGGATAAGGCAAACTACAAGACGCGCCTGTATGTTAACGCCATGATCCTGTCGACCATCATCCTCCTGCTTGCCGTCGATGCGCACATTCCAGCCGTACTGCTTGCGGTGGCGTGCCTTGCTTCCGTCCTCGTCTACGGCCATGCCGAAAAGTTTTACGACAGCATCAAGACCAAGGCGCGAGCCGCTACCCGTCGCGCTGGCTACTGAGCCGTAAAGCAGTGCAAAAAGACCCGCCGCGTGCGGGTTTTTTTGTGCGTGTTAGAATCACGCATCAACCCAATAGGAGCCAGCAATATGGCACAAGCCCTTCGCATCAACGCGAAAGCCAAAGTGGTAAACGAAAACATCGTGCATTTCATGCATAACGGTCGTGAGCACATCATGATTCCGTCGTTTACCCTGCCGGATAACGTCGTGATGAACGGCGGCCTCTATCCCGCCGACGAGATTGCCAAGTCGTACCACACACTCAAGGATACGCCCGCGCCAATCTCGCACCCGACCGTCAACGGCAAGGCCGTACCGGCGAACCGCATGGAGGCAATCAATGCTCACTACTGCGGCGCATGGAACGCCAAGGTGGAGCGCTGCGAGTCCTCCAAGCGGATCTATATCGAAAAGTGGGTCGACGTCGAGTTTGCCCAGCGAACCGAGGATGGCCAGCGCCTGCTTGACGCTATCAACAACGGCGAAATCCTGCATACCAGCACCGGCCTGTTCTGCGAGCGCGAACCGGCGCCGCCAGGTACTGCGGGCTACACCTGGATTGCCCGCAATATGCGATTCGATCACGATGCCATCCTGTTCGATGAGCCGGGCGCGGCAACCCCCGAGCAGGGCGTGGGGCTGATGGTGAACAGCGAAGAGCTGGTCGTAAACGCCCTACTGCCAGAGCTGGAGACCAATGCCGCCCTCGAAAACAGCTACGGCCAGAAGCGCGACAAGCTGCAAGCCGCCCTTCGTGAAGTGTACGGATCGAAGGATTGCTTCCCGCATGTCGAGGACTTCAACGACAGCGCGGTCATTTTCTACCTGTCCGGCTACAAGATGGTTTCCTATGAGTTCGATGGGGCTGGCGTAGTGCTGGGCGACACCGTCACCGAAATGCAGGTCAAGACGGATTTCGTGGCCAAGGGCGCCACCGTAGTGACCTCGCTTGCACTCACCGGAAATAGTGTAGAATGCGAACCTGTGAAACCAATCACCGAACCGGAGAAACCTGCCGATATGGAAAAAGAAGAAGTCGCCAAGGCTATTGCCGATGGCATTGCCGCCGCCATGACCCCAGTGGTCAACCGGCTTGACGCCGCCGAGGCCGAGAACGCCAAGCTGCGCGAAGCGCTGGAGACCAACTCCAAAAATGAAGACGCCGCCAACCGCGCCGCCATCATCGCCGCCAAGCCTGAGCTGGAAATGACCGCCAACGCCCTGAAAGGCGAAGCGCTGGCCAAACTGGCCGCCCAGTTCGTCCAGGCCGACAACCTTGCCGTGGGCGGTCTGCGTACCAACTCCCGCCGGGCACCCGACTTCAACAGCTACGAGGGCGTGTAAGCATGAAAGTACAAGGCACCCGACCGCGCCGCGTCAACCTTGACGGCAAGTCCAGCACCGTTCTGACCACTTCGGCGGTCGACCTGCGCCCCGGCTCGCTGGCCCACATCGAAAACGGCCTGTATGTCCAGTCGACCACTAAGCGCCCCGACTCCCGTATCGTCCAGTGCGAGGACGGCGTGGGTGGCTCGATCCTGGATCCGATCAAGGCGGGCGACTCGGTCGAAGGCGACCGTATGGGTGGCGGTCGACTGTATGCGGCACTCATCAAGGCGGGCACCGTGCTCAAGGCAGAAGAAACCCTTCTGAAAGCCACCGCTACCGGCGAGCTGGAAGAGGCTACCGGCCCGTTCGACGACGTTGTGGCCGTGGCAATCGAGGACTACACCGTTCCCGCAACGCCAGCGTTCAGTCATGGTAAAATCCGCGTACTCTAAGTGCGCGGTATCCATTCCGAAGGAGATACACCAGTATGTATATGATGGAAAAAGCCCATCGCGGCAACCCTGAATTCGACCGGCAATTCGAGGTCATCCAGAACCAGCGCCTGCTGGGTCACGCCGTACAGTCCGACATTGTCGACCGCTTCGGCCACACCCTGAACAGCGAAGACATGGCCAAGAACGCCGCCGACCAGTTCGACCCGCAATGGTGGGCTGATATCGACCGTCGCGCCATCGCCGTGCGTGAAAACGACCGGGGCCGCGAGCTGCTGACCGACCTGATGGGCCTGGCCACTCCTGTCGATATCGGCATGACCCTGAAAGGCTACTCGAAGCGCTCCGAAATCGGCAAGAACGTTCAGATTTCCATGGACGGCCAGGCAGAGGTCACTTACGACCACATCGACACCACCCAGGAAGGCGACCCGGTGCCGATCTTTAATGACGGCTTCGGTATCAACTGGCGTAAGTGGATGGGTCAGCGCCGCCACAACCTGAACACCGTTGCCGAGTCGCAGGAAGCCAAAATGGTTGACCTGCTGGAAGCCATGGCCGATTACTGCCTGGACGGTAACGCGAAGGTCAAGGAAGCCGGTTTCGCAGGCCAGGGCATCCGCAACCACCGCAACACCCGAAAGATCGACATGACACTTGTCGGTCTGGACCTGACCGCCGGTTCCACTTCGAATGATGACATTCTGAATTTCTGGAACCAGACCTTTGCGATTCACCTGGACGCGAACTACATCGTCGGCAAGATCGACGTCGTGTGGGTCTCCATGGAAATGTCGCGCCGCATGCAGGTGCCGTTCTCCAACTCGCAGGGCTTCAAGGGCGGCACCCTGGAAGAGTTCATTCTGAAATTCGGTCGCGTCAAGGAATTCCGCGTCACCCACAAGCTCAAGGGTAACGAGTTCCTGGCCTACAACCGCGACCGCAGCGCAATCACCCCGCTGGTCGGCCAGGCCATGGCCACCGTGCCGGTCGAGCGCAAAGGCCCGCGTGACAACTTCAACTTTGAAGTGTGGAGCGCACTGGGCCTCCAGATCAAGGCTGACGTCAACGGTCGCGGCCAGGTCTTCTACGCTGCCAAGCTGACCTGATTCACCTGGCGGGGGAAACCCCGCCATAACCCACTACCGCAGGAGATTGCCGCAATGGCTAAATACGAAGTAATCAAGGACGCAGGCGCCCAGTTCCCGGTCGGCTTCGAGTTCGAAACCGAAAATCTGCATCCGTCCATGATCCAGCACGTTCGACAGGTCGGTCGCTCTTCGAAGGCGGAAGAGCCGGAACCAGAGAAAGATCCGGAACAGGAGAAGCCGACCAAGCCGACCAAGCCTGTCAAGTCGCCTGACAAGCCGACCCCGCAGGTCGATCCGGACGACGACAACACTTAAGAAAAGGCCCGCGCAATGCGGGCTTTTTTGTGCGTGGTAGAATTGGCCACCAACTACATGGAGGCCGCGCACATGGCGGTAACAGTGCAAGACGTTCGGGAATACCTGGACACCCAGCAAATCACCATGCTCGACCGCATGATTCAGGCC